ACCTGAAGGAGATAAAGAACAGTTACCGTCTTGAAATACTGGAGTTGAATCCAATAAGTTTAACGCTTGTGTACCTTTAATACCTGTACGTAAATTTACGTTTGCGGCAGTAGTACCACCGATAAGAGCTTTAGCTAATAATTCACCACCTACTTGATCGGAATAACCACCAATGGTTGACACGTCATAACTAAATTCTTGTTTTTTTAAATTACTCATTTTTATTAAGTTTTTTTATTTTATTTTATTTATTTTTTAAAGAATTTAAAGCCTTAATTTTTGCATCTAAAGCATTTTCAATTTCTTTATTATAATCAGTTTTACTGTATTTTATTTTTGAACCAGCTGGTTCTTTCTTGAAGGCTTCAAACTCATTTGATAGAGCTGAATATTGTCCTTCCATTTCAGCCATTTTAGCACCACACTTAGTGACAAACTCTTTAATCATAGTGTACATCTCATCCATCATTTGAGGATTTAATTTACCGTCTTCTTTAATTGTTTTATCGACTACAGGTCCTTTTGCTTCCATTCCTTGTTCTGCAGGACTATCAGCTTCTTCTGGCATTGAATCTTCACCAGGAACTTCGCTTTCAGGTGTAACAGTTACAATTTCTCCGTCTTTAACAGATACTTGTGTACCATCTTCTAATTCATGTGTTCCGTCTGGTGCTGCTGTAGGAACACCATCTTTTACTATGAATATTTTTCCACCAACTTCAACTCCTTTTCCTGTGATAGATACTTCTGTACCATCTTTTAATTTTGCTTTAATGAATTTCTCATTAATAGTTTTGATCTTTCCTTCAGCTACTTCAACATTAAAAATTTCTATTGAATATGAACCATCTTGTAATACAACTCTTTCGAATTGATCATTAATTTTAAAAATATCTTTACCAACCTCTAACACTTCTGTTTCAAGGATAGTATCATCTTCTAATTTAAATGATAATAAAGTAGGTTCTGCTGTCAAAAATCCAAATTGAACCATTAATTTCTTAATTTCACTGATTGCACTTTTTGAATTAGACATAATTGTTTTTTATTTTGTTTATTATTCTTATTATTAAATATATATATACGGTTTTTGCACCATTATTCTTTGATATTCATCAGTATTTCAGCAACCTTTTCTAAGAATATCTCTTCTTTTTTGAATGCTGCTACCTCTTCAAAGAAACCAGATACACTAAATCCGTTTAATTGATGATCTTTTACCTTATTCCATATCTCAGGATTGTTAATTTTCATACTAACAAACCAGGTTCCGACAGGTAATTCACTAAATCCATAGTCAGTTGACTTATCATTTTCACTTTCTTTGATCCAACTTTCTACCACATATACATCTTTTACTGCTTCTCCGTCATGCATTTGATCATTATTGTCCGTATATTTGTTCTTCATATACTTCTGTGCGATCATTTTAATCGTTTCTGAGGTGAAATAGACATAATATGGGTTACCTTGAGCATCTTTACGAAATATCTTCTGATTGGGGATCATAGCGGGTCCTAAAACCATTTGTTTCTCATTATCCTGAGCGAAGTACTGTTTAGACATTTTTTCTGATTGTTTAACCTTACTTTCCGCCCAACTCAACGCAGATTTACCTCCCCATGCATCATACATTAATTTTCCACAACCATCACCATATCCTTTTGAACTATCTAAATCAACTGAATGTCTTGATAAATAACTATACATACGTTTTATTGTATCCATAGATAATGCTTCACCACTTGCAATTTGATTGGCTCTTTGTTTCCCAACACTTGTTCCACAAGATCCCCATCCATTCTCATCAACCCATTTAAGTACCGCTTTAGCATTATTTTTTATACTATCAGGATAATCTGAATATGTTTTTTCACTAAAAAGATATTCAAATTCATTTTCAAATAAAGTAGGTTTTGCAACTGGTTTTTCAATTACTTTTTGTTTCTTTTTACCAATTCCTGGATCAACATAACCACCAATTGAACCAACATTATAATCAAATTGTTCAGCATCAACATTAGGTGCATTATTTTTAATCTCATCAATTACATCAGGATTATTATCATAATGTTTTTGTATCCCCAATAATTTTAATGTATCAGATTTTGGTCTTCCATTAGTAAAATGTACTTTATCATGAGGGATACCCAATTGATCTGCTATTCTATAAACAGGTCCACTTTCACCTTTATTTCTTGCAGTTACAATATATACATCATAACCATTTTTAATTAATTCTTCTGCTTTTAATCTTCCTTTGGCCGTATCTAATGTTCCATCATAATCAAATGAAACTTTACCACCAAATTTTTCTTTAGAAAATGAAACCCAATTTACTTCAATTGCAGGTTCATCAACGAGAGAGATACTATCAATTCCTGACACATCATCGTGTTCTTCAATTTTTAATTCAAATACTTTTTCTTTCTTTATCATATTATTAAATATAAGTTTTTTTATAATGTACTTAAACTCTTCAGACGAGCTTGTCTTTGTTGAGCACTTGTTAAATCACTTTGTACAACATAAGTTTTTATTATTTGTGGTTCAGTTGGACTACCTGGTGATTTTGGATTATCCCATTTTGCTTGTCCTGCAACAGCACCACTAAACGCAGTACCACCTCCCATTTGATTCATCATAGATAATAAAGGTTGGAACATAGTTACCGCTCCTCTTGTCATTACAGCTTCACCACCCTGAGCATTGATATTAACTCCACCTTGTGAATGATCCGCACCATTAATCATACCACCTGATGCGTAATTTTTACCCATATTTGATGATGCTGCTGGTGAAAAATCAGTTCCATTAATTGATGATGCTGCTGTTGCTCCTGCAACAATAACTCCTGCTGCTTGTGCAACACCTATTGCTAAGTCAATTGCGGTTAAAGGGATACCAAATACCCCAAATTTACCCATATCCTGAGACATAGCCTTTTGAGTGTTCATATAAATTGAACCTAAAGCAGCAGCCTTTTCTAACCATATACCTGCAACAGCGTATTTCTTTGCACTATCAAATTTAGATTTATCTTTTCCTTGTGATGCTGCCATTTCAGCTTCACCTAATGCCATTATAAAATCACCTGTATATTTTGCAAGATCAACATATTTTTGTTCATAAACTTGTTTTTCAGCAAGTTTTTGTTGATTTAATAATTTTGTCTTTTTATTATATTCAGCATCTATTGCTGCAAGTTCGGTACTTGTCTTCTTTTTATTTCTAATTTCAGCTTGATATTCAGAATCTAAAGATTGTTGTAATAATTTGAATTTAGCATCAATTGATTTATTAACATTTTTTGGTGTACCTAAATTACCTTCTGTTTCAGATTCACCCAATCTTTTCAAAAGATTAGCATTATCCATCAATTGTTTTGATTCAAGATCTAATCTTTGTTTATTATATTTTTCAGTAATAACTAATTTCATTTTTTCATTACCTTCATAATCCGCTAACTCAATTGCTTCATTTTTGTTAATAATGTCTAATTCTTTTTGATAATATTCTTGTGTATATTCTGTTAAACCTTCTTTAGTTTCAGTTGATATTTTTAATTGACTTTTTAATCTTGCAATATATATATCGTCCAATTCTTTAGTTAATTTTGATTCAGCATTTTTTATTATATTTGCTTTATCATGTTCTGATTTTTCAGCTTCTAATTTTTGTTTATCACGTTCAGATTTAGCAATATCTTCTAAAGATTTGAAATATTCTTCACTATCTTTTGCGGCAGCTTCTTTTTCTCTTGTATGTATATCAATTTGATCTTGTGCTCTTCTAATTTCATCATCTAAAACAGCGTTCCTTCTCACATCAGCGTTTTTCTTTTCTCTTTCAGCAATTTCATTAGGTCCTAATGTAACACCTTTTTTAGCGTTTTGAGCATCAATTATAGCATCTCTTTCTTTTTGTAATTTTAATAATGTATCATTTTTTGTATTTTCTTTATTAATTTCCAATTGAATTGCTGCTTCAATTTCCTTTAATGATTTATCAATTGCAAGTTTAAGTTTAATTTCTTGATCATTATAACCTATTTCATTAATCTTTGCAATTTGATTATTTCTTTCAGTTTGTAATTTAAGTACTTCTTCATTGGCCTTTTTCATTATTTCACCACCTTTCTCACCACCTTTTCCTTCAAATACTCTTCTTTCAATTGCGTCCCTATTTCTTACTGCTTGATCATATGCATCATTTATTTGATTAAGATTATCTTTAGCATCTTTAAGATTTTGTTTCCTTAAATCTGATTCTGCGGCATTACCCGCTTTCATACGAGCAATATTCTCTTGTTGAAACCTTTGATTAATTCCTAATTGATCTTTTAAAAATTCGGTATTTTCTTGAACATCAACACCTAATTGTTTCATTTCTGCATCTGCTGCCTTTGTACCTGTTGCTAATTCATACAATTTTGCAATTAAAAATCCTAAACCAGCAGCCAATAAAGCAATACCTGCTGTAGATAATGTTGCCAATGTAAAAGTAAATACTTTTGCTGCAGTATCTGCAACAACAAAAGAAAATCCTAATCCTTCTAAATATCCTGTAGTAAAAATTACAACAGCATCATAAGCTTTCATAGCAGCACCTGTCAAATTCCACCAGGTTATTTGCATCCTTTGCCATAATGTAACATCTGCCAAAGCTTTAATCATTCCATTTTCAGTAACAATAACAGCTTTATTTGTAGTTAAAAGTTCTAGTTCAGCATCTGTTACTTGTCTTGTCGCATATGGAACTTGTGACATTAAAACAGCACCATTTCTAACTTCAAAATTTAAATTTTTATTAGATTTTTCTAATTCTTCAAGTTGATTAATTAATAATCCATTATCATTAAAAAATGCGGACTTAGTTGCACTTGAAAATATATATTCTTTTGAATTATCTTTTAAAGCATTAGTTTGTTCTTTAATTGCATCAGTTGCTGCTTTAACTCCCACAGTTCCAGCTGCATTACCCAAAGCAGCACCTTCTGCCGTTTGTGCAACATTTGTTGGAATAACAGGTTCAACAGGAATTGCTTGTTGTGTTCCTGTTGGTGTATTAACACCAGTACGAGGGATACCAGAAGATAAACTTTCACCTGTAAATGTTGATTTTAAAATTTGAAATTGTGACTTTAAATCATTAAAAGATAATTGGGATAATTCCCTCATTGCAATTAAAGTCATATTAACAACTCCAAATAAATTACCCATAGGTCCAGGTAATAATGATAATGTTCCAAATAACTCCCTACTTCTTGTTTGAGTTGCTTGAAGACCTATTTGAGCATCAGCAAGTAATAATCTTACAGATTGTCTCTGTGCTTCATTATAGGATGTATTTGATAATTCTTGTCTTAGGTATCTTACTTGTTTCTGTAAAGATACCATATTATTTTCCCATTTTTGAATGGTTCCATCATCTGTTATTTCGAGGTGGAGTGTGGTATATCCTTCTAAAGCCATAATTATCTATTTTCGTTTAATTCAGCGGTGAACGCCAAATCTAATAATTCCTTATTTTTTGTTTTTAAACTTTGAATTGATCTAAAATCAATTTCAGTCATATTTGGTAGATTTTTTGCTACCTCATAAAACTTTAATTCAAATACCGTAGTATGAACATTTTCAAAATCTAATAATTCTTTATCTGTATATATTTTCATTTTCATATCTTTTAATTTTAATTACAAACATAACCTGTATTACAGTTTCCATTTCCTACACCAGCAATATAACTTTCATCAATTCCAAAAGCACTAAAGTATTGAATTACTCCATCACTTCTTTGTATACATAAATGATAAGTTGCTGGTCCTACACTATAATTAGTACCAACTAATTCACCATCACAATTATTATAATCAATTGATGCAATAACTTGACCTTCACCTCCTGTTGTTCCTGTTACAACTATATCATAACAAAAACAAGGTGTTTTTGGTGGTGGAGTTGGTCCACTTACAACTTGACTGTAATTTAAAGGAAATACTGCTCTATGTCCCATCATTCTAATCTCAAAAAAGTATTTTCCTATTGTAAATGAGGATTGTCCCATCATTGCTGGCGTAACCACAAAGTTCTGTGTATCTGTTTTATATGTTAATCCAATATCATTACTTTGAATTAATCCAACACATATCCAAGGTTTGAAATACTTTTTAGTATTACTCATCATGTGAAGTGATAATATATTTAACTCACCATTGTTGGCAATAAATGGTTCAGCACTATTTAAGTACCATTGATAAGTAAATGAAATATTAATATTTCCTGTTTCACTATCATATAATGCACTAAAACCTGTTGTAGTTCCTGATACACTATTCTCTTTTAAATCGTGTATTATATCTACATCATACTCTGCTAATGTGTTATTTGGATAAACGAAATTGGTGCTATTGACCTGTGCTACATATTTTTTACTCATATTATATTTTTAAATTTATTAACAAGTTACAAGTGCATTAGTTTGTACATTTAAATTAACGTAATATACATCAGATGATAAAACATTATAAATTGTATATGGTATAGCTTCTCCACAATTACCAGTAAAACTGGTATTATTTCCGTTACCAAACTGTACATCACTATTACTTGTATTACGAACTGCAATATCAACATTAGAACCTGCTGGTACGTGTAAAATATCACCAACTATACCATAACCTGTACCTACAGTTGTTTGACTTAATGTAGTCCAAGAACCACTACCAATTCTATATAAGAATTTAGCTGCAGGATTTGGTGATAAAGTATCTAATGCCTTAGCTAATAATTCAACTGTAAATGAAGCTGGTGGTGTCGGTGTCGGAGTTGGTGATGGAACAGGTGCACCAGATATTGTAAAATCTGAATAATTGGTACAAGTACCCACTGATTTACATCTTATTATTGTTGAACCGTCAGGAACTACACTTGATGTGTAACCTGCTACAAGGTTCGTTTTTGTTACTCCAGTTTCAAATGCCGTAGCATAACCATCAGCATCTGAAAATAGATTAAAAGTTGGACCTGTATTACCGCCAGTCCCTGCGGTTAATGTGATTAAAACTGAAATTGACATTTTTTTATTTTTTTATTTTTTTATTTTTTTATTTTTTATAATTAATTTTTATGGGCAATGGAAAGGACCTGTTGTTGCACTATATATTGTTCCAATACCTGAAAATGTAGCATAAGCTCTTGCATAAAAAGTTGGACCATTTAATGTGAAATTATGTTGCCAAGTAGTGTTACTTGTTGAACCATCATTTGAACTAATTTTACCAGTAAATGATATGTTATTTGCTACATCAAAACCTTTTTGAATTAAATCATTTCCTGTTACATAACCGGAAAATGTTGCAACACTACCATTTATACTAATTCCTTGTAAATCAACTGTTCTTGCGGGTGGTGTTGGTGAAGGTGTTGGAGTTGGTGTTGGTGAAGGTTCTGAAAATGCCACATTAGGAAATATTTGTGTATTACCCAAAAACGCAAAATCAATTACTTTATCACCAACATTAATTCTTTCTTGACTCATATTATTTTATATTATTTGTGTCCAAGATGAACCGTTATTAAAAAATAAGTTTGAACCACTTACTGCTAATGAACCTGTTGTTCCTGTTGGTAATGTTGATTGTGGAGCTAAAGTCATTATAGTTGACAAATTTGCTGAACCAGTTACATTTAATGAACCTGTAATGTTTGTGTTTCCATTAAGAGTTGTTGCTGCGTTTATCCTTAATGTTTGATTTGATGGGTTAGCATCAAATGTTCCAACAATTAATGAACCTGTTACTACAGCATCATTACTACTTCTTCCTTGATTATCAATAACTAATAAATTACTACCTGTTGTATTATTACCCGCACTACGACCTAAATAAACACCACCATCATAAACACCACCTACACCATTTCCACCAGCACCAGCACCTACTGCAGTATTATTTGAACCTGTAAAAGGAGTACTCAAAGCACCTGCACCTATAGCTGTATTATATAAACCACTTTGTAAATTAGTATTGGCCAAATAACCTATTGCTGTATTAGAAAAACCATATACTAATTGTGTTAATGATGTTCCTACAGCAGTATTAGAACTACCATTAGTAATATATCGTAAGTTTCTATCTCCAATTGCAGTGTTAGCATCACCTGTTGTAATAGACGCTAATGAACCTGAACCTATTGCTATATTTTCTAAAATACTATTTCTACCATTTGATATAGATAATTGATTATCTATTGTTATTCCTGTTGATGTTCTAAATGAACCTGTTATACCAATATTTTTTGTTGTGTTCCAAAATGAACCTGTTTGAGCAAAAATACTATCACCACTTGTTCCTGAACTACCATTTGTTCCGTTGGAACCCGATGTTCCATTACTTCCGTTAGAACCAGATGTTCCTGAACTACCATTTGTTCCGTTGGAACCTGAAGAACCGTTTGTACCATTACTTCCTGATGTACCATTACTTCCTGATGAACCATTAGTTCCATTACTACCACTTGTTCCAGAACTACCATTAGTTCCATTGCTACCTGATGTTCCTGATGAACCAGAACTACCATTAGTTCCGTTACTACCTGATGTTCCTGATGAACCAGAACTACCATTAGTTCCGTTACTACCTGATGTTCCTGATGAACCATTAGTTCCATTACTACCACTTGTTCCAGAACTACCATTAGTTCCATTAGAACCTGATGTTCCTGATGAACCACTACTACCTGATGTTCCTGATGTACCACTTGTGTTCATACTACCACTTACCAAATACAAAGTATTTTGGTCTAATAAACTTGAACTAACAAGAGTATTATATTCAGAATTTGTTAATGTTACTACATTATTTACTCTTGGTAATGATTGAGTGTCTGTTACATTTGTAATAACACTACCTGTATTAGTTCCGTTAAAAACATTTATTGAACCT